GCGAAGATAAGAATAATTTTTGACTTTTAAGCTTTTAAACGTTAAAAAGTTTTCAACTATTAAAAAGTTGATAACATTTAAAAATAAAACGTTTTAAGAAAGTTTATTTGAAATAAGGCAGTTAAGAGCTTAGAGTGGGTAAAATGGTCTTAGAAAGCTTAAAAACGGCCTTTACAAAGGCATGAGTATATTTAATGGTAGTTTTCCATTGTCTAATACTACTGAACAACCAATAGCGGGTTTTTTTCCATATTTAGCGTATGCCATTGCATAACTGTCGTGATCTATACCGCAGCCAACTTGCATTCCGAATACTCTAAACCTTTTACCAACATAATGTTCGCAATAGGCTTGTGTATGTAAATGTCCTTGTACTGTATTCATCATATCAGCACGGCATTTAGTTCTTGCAGTACCGCCTTCACCGTGAACATATTGAACGTTGTCTTGTTCGTAGCGTTCCATAAATTCCCAGTTAGGCACTTCTAATACTTCTTTATAGGATTTGATCCACTTAGAAGGAACGGCTGATGTTTGTGCCTTCCGCATTATTATCCTATCATGATTACCGATTATTACTTTGGCAAACGGAAATGCTTTGTACCATCTTGATATTCTTTTAATGGCTAGATCTAATTCGGCCGCACCGCCCATACCGTCTGCTGATGTTTCGTGATAACTAGAAAAATGATTATCTATAATGTCACCAATAAAAATAACATCTGTACATAAATATTTATGATATTGTTGTAAACAAAAGTCAACGTATGCGTCTAAACAAAAAGGTTCATGCAGATCACCTACAACTAACACATTTCTTTTGTGTTCGGATCGCATACGCTGTATGACTTCTATTTCGTGTGGTTTTAGCCTGAATCTATTGTTTTGCATCTTTACCAAAGTCAGCTAATCCTTGACCTATAATTAAAGCTGCTATACTCATAAGAATATTGCTAACCTCTTCTGGGTTCAAGTTAAAAGTGTCACTAAGTAAAGTTGTAAGGCAGCCTATTACAGCATACCAAAACTTTTTTGAGTTAAGCATTTTGCCTAACAAGTACTTTTCAAGTAAATTTTTCATAGTATAATAAATTGGTTAATATTTAGTATTGCCAGATAACATTCTGGGCTTTGACAATGTCCATATCTGTATGAACAAATTTTCCTGTCTTTGATATTCCAAGCCTGCAAAAGCCTACCATTAACAAAGCATTTACGATTTCATATAATTGCCTACTTCCGTTATAAGCTATGTCAACCGCAAGGCCTCTAGTGTGTGAGCTACCAACTCTGCCGCCTATAAATTCATTATGTTCTTTACATCTATAACCGCTTGTAATAACAAACGGGCAGCCTGCAATTTCGCGTGCTTGGTCTAATCTCTCTACGACTTTACTGTTCATGTTAAAACCAGTACCGCCTTTTTTTTGACAGCTTTTACATTTACAAGCAAATTCGTTTACTTTAAAATAATCAAATGACATTAGTCTAAGTAAAAAGCAGCGTAAATTTTTACACCGTTTTTGTTTTTAATTAGTTTATTTTCAATTTTTCTTATTTCTTTTTTTGGTAACCACTTAGGGTTAGTGCTATTTAATTTTCGCTTTTTCATTAGCATTTTTTACAATGTTTAAAACAAACTTTTTTAAAAGTTAGAAAGGATATTATTTTGCAAATTAGTTTTTTCATTATTTTTTAGTTTCAAAGTGATAAAATTTATACAATGTATAGGCAATCGCAAGTGTCAGTGAAACCAACGTTAGAATTTCGTTACAGTCAGTTATACTAAAACCGATCGCACTTCCGTTAGCTATTCCTACTTGTATTGTGTCTTTTAGTTCTTTCATTATTTTTAATATTAGGCTTTTTATCCAAGTAGGATTTAAGCTTAGTTATATTTACTTTTTTTGGTTTGTAATGTTTCTTCATGAACTATCGCTTGCATTTAAAAAGTTTCTAAGTGTAATTTCTGTTCCTTGTTGTCTAGGTCTTTCTAAATTCATTCCATTATAGTACGCATTACGATCTGGATTTACATCTGCACCGCTGTTAGTATTATATTCAGGAAAGCTGCTAATGTTATTTGTAACGTATTCAATTAGCCTTTCTGTGTAATATTCTGCTGTGTTTCTAACTTCCTCTCTAAGATGTTGTGCCTCTTCTGTACTTAAAGCTGTTCCTGTTTCGCTTGTCTTTGAGTAGATGTTACCATTTTCTATTTTAAATCTTAGGAATGGAATTGCGTGGTAAAAAGCCCAATTAGGCAGCATATCACCAATATAGTCATCTAGTAAAGTTTTATATGCCGCATTACCACCAGAACCAATCGTGCCTGCTGTAATAAGATCTTTAATTTTTTGTGTCAAATCAGTTCCTAGCTTAGGCTCAACATACAATTTTTGTGCTTGCCTAACGTATGGCAATAATAAATTTACATCAACATTTAAGTTGATTGCCGTGCTATCTTTTAGTTTTGCTTCTGATATGAATAATACGTATGCCATGTTCTTTATTTTTTATTCAGGAAAATATCCATGATCCTTCATTCGTTGCGGTGGTATAGCCACCAATTTATCATTCCTTTTAATTCTAAATCCTTCATTTAAAGCTTTTGTGTATGAAATAACTTCTGCATCTTTGATTGGTTGCTTTGCGTTTCTTAAAGATGTTTTGTATATCCTTCTCAGCCAAAAATGCCGACATTGTGGCCCCCCTTTAAAGAGAAACAAACTATATGAGCCGTCTATTCCATCTAAATACGCATAGCCTTTATGTCCAAATCCTTTATTTAATTCTTGACTATTTGCATTAACTAAATCCTCTTTACGATACACTTTGTTTTGAGATACCATCAATTCGCAAAATTCTCTACTTGTACCAGATTTATTAACAAGGAATTCATCCGTAGCATAAACATACCTAACTTTGTAATAATCATTGTAAGATCTATTAACACCATCTTGTTCACTTCTAGCATTAGGTCTTGCGGTAGGCGTTCTAGTTAGTTCTATCTTTTCTTTAGTAATGTTATTAAGTTCTTTTTCAAAATCAAAATGCAAATGCTCACCATCAACAATTTCTTCCTCAACCATTTCCCAATCTTCAGAAATATCTTCACCAAATTCGTGTATAAATTTTTGCAAATTTGAATTTTCACTTAATTTACAGTTGCATGATTTCATGCTAGTTATTTGATTATGATCTTTGCAAGGCATATACACTGTCTTGCCATCTAATTCGTGTTCATGATAACCACTACAGCCCATTTTTTCGGCTTCTGCTTCTGCTTCTTCTATTGTGTCAAATAAAGGTAATTCTTTACCGTCTGTGATCATAGAACCAACCTTTGCAAAATCCTCTCTGACAACTACATCTTCATTTAAAGGCGGCAATCCAAGTTCCTCTCTAATTTCATCTTGCGTCATAACAGCCATTAGATCCTGATTTGTAAATCTTGTTGTGATTGGTTTTAATTGAACAAACTCAACAGGCAAGTTCATTTGATTAATTTCAAAAATAATTTTTAACGTTCCTAATATATGTGTCTGGAATGGCTTAACAACTGTGTTTAAATAAAAGTTAGCGGCTGAATTTAATTCATCTGCATTATTACCTAAACCTGTGTCAGATTTTATTCCCATAAGCATAGGGCTAGTACATCTGTGTCCTGTAAGAATATTTTGAACAAGCAACTCCTGTAAAGCTAAATATTGCTTGTCAGCATCAGACATACTTATTGGAGTTATTTCTGGTGTTCTTGTTCTATCATCAGAGAATGTCAGCACAAAACGGCCTGCAGCCTCTGCACCAGTAAATTTTTCTTTTATACTTTGCTCTAATTGCAGCCTTTCTTCTTGCGTAGGCACACCATTGGCAAAGCTGAGAAAGTAGCTACCTGCAAATCCATTGGCTATGTTGTTAAGATGAAACTCAGCAACCTTCTGATCCACTAATGCCCAATTACAAGCCGCTAAATAATCTGGGGTGTAATAGATGTCCATATTAGGGCTGTACAATCCTGTATATAATAATTGACTACCCTCTGTTCTGTCAGTTGTGCTAAAGGCTTTTATTGGATATGGTTTGTTTTGTCTTGTATTTGCCCAATCTGCACTAACGTAGTATGTATCAACTTGTCCAAGTTCATTTGGCCTTCCTGCTCTAACTTTCTCAACTGGTATGTGATAGATCTCGGCAATTCCTGTCCTTTCTCTGTTCCAAATAATGTGTAATGCGTATGCACCTTGTAGCTTAAAGTCAAAAGATATTTTTTTTATAACTTGGTGCAGGCTTTCTTTACTGTTAGCATTAGCCATAAACTTTTTTAGCTTTACAAAAGTATCTAAGTTAGTGTCGGTATCTTCAGCAATAAGATCTTCACCTGCTATCATTTCTGACGTTGCGTTTATAATTGCAGCGTGCGTGCTTGAATTGTAATATAAATCTATAAGAAACTGAGGATAGAGGTTGCGCCAGTCATCAGTGCCATACTCTATGTAGTCACGGCCGCGTACTTCTTGAATTATAGGGGCTGTGCTAGTTTCAAGTGATATGTTTAATAAGTTTTCTTTCATAGTATATCTTCTTGTTCATTTGTCCATTCAGGGCTAGCCATTATAGTTAATATTTCTGAATGATTATATTCTTGTAAACCTTCTAAAAAACTAGGCGTGTTACCTGTATATTTTAAAACTGTTTTAGTTCTGTCTATTGACAGCCTTAACGTTTCTAGGCTTGTTTCTGCTATTTGTGTAAAATCTATATTTGACACATCTGACATATTATATATTACGTAATTCATAGCTATTTTTTTAAGGTGCGTCTGTTACAATATCGTCAGCCGACATATTAGCCATTGACCCATTATTATTATTTCTACTGTCATCAGTAATAGTATCAAAACTTGATGTACCGTTAGGGTCACCATTTCTCCAATAGCCTATAAGGTCTGGTTCATGAGTTAAATCAGTTGGTGTACCACTATTGTAAATTGTTAAAACTCTGTCTGATGTTAAAGCAGTATTATAAAAAGAAATTTCATCCATTTTACCATTAGCAAAAGTTGTTGAACCTGTAATTCTTTTACCTATAAAAGCGTCATCAGTAGTATATACATTAGTACTACCAGTTCCGCTTGCTGTTGCTGCCTTTGCACTTCCATCTACATATATTTTCCAATTAGTTTGGGTTTCATCAGTCCATACAAATACAATATGATGCCATGTATTATTAGAAACTACTGCACTATTGGTTTGTAAAGTCCTTCTGTCACCCCCACCCATTCCGCCACCATCTCCTGTGTGCATAGCTAGCTTTCCTGTTGTATTTTTATTACAAGCTATACCATTATAGGCAGATGAATTACTAGAGTTTGAAAACATCCTAGATGTAGCTGTAGTTATATCAGTCCATTTACACCATAAAGAAAGCGAAACACCGCCTGACACAGGAGGGCGTAAGCTAGAGTTATTACCTAAATTAACAAAGTCATCAACGCCGTCAAAATCTAATGAAAAGAGATTCATAAAAGAATCAACTGATTTTGATGTAGATAAACTTTGTCCTAGTTTTAGTATTCTCATTATATTACATCTTCATAGTAACAGATAGCAACTCCTGATGTCAGAGTTATTGCCGTGCATTGGAGAAACAAAGTTGTTCCTGCTGGTACTGTCGTGTGAAGGTTGCTTATAGCTGAACCTGTACCTGTTTGCACATTTGTAGCTGCTATTGAAGCTATTACTGATTGAACAGGAAAGTGTATAGCATAATATTTTTTGCTTGTCATAGCTGTAGTTGCTATAACATCGCATCTGTGTTTTCCTAATTGCTCTGTTAAAAGTTGTTGAACGTTTTCTATTGCCATTTTATAATTTTTTTAAGATCCGTAATATATATAGTTTGTTCCAGAAGGTTCTGGATGTTCTGTGTATTGTACCTCTTCTGTTCCTGAGGTTGCACTAATTAACATTTTACCTTTTGTGATTAATCCCTGCACAACTCCTTTGTCATCAGCCGCAGGACTCAATACGTCTGTTTCACTTACAGGGGCATATCCAGTTGCTATATTAGCCGCATCTACCCATGTAACTTCATAAACTTCAAATTTGTAATATCCAGCTTCAAATGTTTGTACAGATACGCTAGGCATTGTCTGTTTTACTGATGTAAATATATGAGCAATATTTAAATAGCGTGGCGTTAATAAAGTTGGAGCAGTAACGCTGTAAGCATACGTAATAGCGGCCGTCATATCATTAGTATATTTACATAACAAAGCAACTTTAGCTAAATCAGTTTGAACACCGCTTAGATTACCTTGCCCTGCTATATTGTAATTTTGACTTCCTGTTGCGTTAGTAAAATGTATCATATACTACTATATAGAAAATATTGTTTTTTATTTGCTTATAAAAGAAAAAGAGGGCTAAAAGCCCCCTTAATCAAGAAAATATGAAAACACTAATCAAAGTGAAAAGTATTTTATGAAATTGTTACACCAACATTGGTAAATGCTGCATTATCAAATGCTCTTGTAGTGTAATCTGCTACCATTGGAAATGGGTTTTGCTCCATTCCATCGAAGGTGAGGCTGTAACCATTGCGATCACCCCAAGCTGTACCGCTATCTTCAGTACCGCTATTTAAATACATTCCATTTTCAGCTCCTAAACAAACGATGACATCATGACCGTTTGAAAGTTGTTCGTATAATTGTGCAAATACTACTACTTTTGTTGTAGATAATAATTTTATTTGATTTTGATCCTCTTTTGTGAGTTTGTTAAGCACCATTGTTAAAGAAGGGGCATACATATAAGTTCCAGTTTCTCTTGTTCCCGTGATTGCCTCTGATAGTGAAGATGTACCAATTGGAGTAGCATATCGATATAGGCCTGTTGAAGTAGCCATTTCTATATCTGTAACCTCACCTGAGCTTACTACTATTCCTGTTCCGTAAATCTCCCCTGTATCAGCGTTAGCATTAAAATCATCGTAAACACCAAAATACACATATTTTATACCCCCCTGTGTTCTATCACAAGTTAATGCTCTACCTTTTGTTAAAGCTGTACATGCCATAATTTTTAATTTTTAAGGGTTAAGGAAGGGGTTGCCCCCTTCCGTAAATTTTTTGTGTTTATGATTGTCTTACAATATCAGCACCAATTCCTTGCTTAACACCACCAGAGTATCTAGCAACTAATCTCATGTTGTCGCTACCGTCTAATTGAGCCATGTCCATCAATTGAATACGAGTCATGTCTGAAAGTAGGTCAGTTCCAAAGAATAAGTTTGATTTTTCTGCAGCTACAAGCTGATTGTCAACCATCCCATTACAAACTGCAATTTTGTAACCTTCAAATACAGGCTCATAATCACCATTCATGTTGTAAGCATTAACATATCCTAATGTTGATACTGCCGATACATAAAAAGCATAAGTTTTAGGATTCATGTAAATATGAAGATCCTCTTTTCTTAATATAGAAGGAACATTAGCAGCCATGTCTGCTGTTAAAGTTTGTAAGTTTGCTATAATGTTAGCTGCTGTATAAGCACCTGATGCTGATGATTGTATTACAGTTGCATCTTGTGCAGGTAATAAATATCCTGCTGCTGATACAAAGCCTTCAAACTCACCAGATGTACCTGCTGTACCATTCCAGATTGAGTTCTCAACGCCATTAGCTATAATCTCACCCATGTAAGAAATAACATAATCGTCAAAACTTGCAGGTGGTGGTGCGCCCGCCCCTGCTCTCATTTGCATAGCTTCCCAAGAATCTAGTAATGTTTTCTTACACAGGTCTATGTTGATTTGTAGGTTTTTAGGTTCTAAAACTGCTTCCGTAAGTGCAAGTGTACCTAAATCACTAAAGTCGCACGATGCATCTTTAACAAGCCCTGAGCCTGCCATTTTCTGAATGTTAGATTTGTACTTAACATTCTCTATCATTGTTAAATAATCCAATGAATTTGCTTGCTTTAAAGCTGCACTGATGTAAAATCCAGCCGCTTTTCCTGCATAGTTTGATGTTGTAGTAAACGCCATTTTTTAAAATTTTAAGTTATTATTATTTATTTATTTAAATCATATAAGAATCTGTCTTTGCTGCTTAACTTGTTGTATTGCTTTCTAGTCATAACAGGTTTTTCAGATGCAAATTTATTTGTGTTTAAAGCTACGTCAGCAGGTTGTGCTGATAGTTCCGCTTTTAGTTTTTCGTTTTCTTTTTTAAGATCCTCTAAAGATACCTCATCAACTTTTTCTTCTTTAGTTTCTTCAGCCATTTCTTCTACATCTCCTGTTTCCCCTATTTCTCTTTTAAGATCTGCAACAGCATCTTCTAGGTTTTTAATTCTTTTTTCCATGCCTTCCCAGTCATCCACAGCCGCTTCATCGTCATCTTCACCTCTGTCTTCACCTAATTCTTTAACTTCTGGTTTGTCATCTTCTTTTACCTCTTCAGCCATTTCTTCTTTTTCTTCTTTTTCATCTTCATAGTCCTCATCTTCTTTGTCCTTTTTTCTCATAACTTCTTTGATTATGCCCTCTTCCTCAACGCTGAATGTTAAACCATCTTCTGTTTTATAAGTGCCTGCAGGCAATGGTATTGTAGTTCCATCTTCTGTTAGTACTGCTATATCTGAGCCTTCAGAAAGCTCTTTAGCAGTTGATGTTAAAATTGTGCCGTCATCTGTTTTAGATTGCCAAGCCATTTTCACTTCATCTTCTTTATTTAGACCAAGTGCAACAAGTATTTTTTCTTTGATATCCATTTTATTTGTTTTATTAGTATATAGATTAGTTAGTTATTTATTTGATTTTATAATTTCATACAAGGCCTCTAACAGTTGTTGTTCACTTGGCTCAATCTCAGACATATTCTGCATTTTGTCAACAAAATATCCTTCAATTGATAGCCCCTTTAGTTCACCTTCTTTTATTTTGTTCCATAACTCGTCATTGTCTATTCTCATTTTTACAAACCAAGTTCCATTAGGCAAGTCAAATCCATAAAGTTTTGATTTGTCTTGTTCACCCTCTTTTATCCAACTTTCAACTGTTAATACACCGCTCACTCTATCAGAATGTTGGTAAGTAGCTTTGTGATGATTGTTATGTTTTAAATACAACTCACTAGCCTTTCTAATTGTTTCAGGCCGAAAATATACATAGTATTCACTATCTGTATTCGGATCGTATCTAAAAATTTGTTTGTTAGGAATCAAAGCTGGGCTAACTACCATTCTTTTGTCTTCATCAACTTTAGCAAAAGTCAAATTGTTTTTTTCTTTTCCAAAGTAAACAAAATCTTGTTCTATGGCTGGGCTTGTAACCAAGCTTATGGCATCTATTGCTAATTCCTCACTGTCTTCTGCAATAACTAACTCAACTATACGAGTTGTTTTTTCATTTTCGTAATAGTCAGCGTTTGCTGATTCACATTCAGATTTGGAGTCATATTGGCATTCACCTCTTTCACCCCATTTCCATTGTCCATTTTCACATTCTTTGCACGGCATATTATTATATAGATTTAATTATTATTTGTTTGATTTTACAATGTAGCACGCCTTCTAATGTTTGCTAATTTATCTTGGCTATTAGTCATGTCATCGGTTACTACATACGCTTGTATAGGTTCAGGGGCATCTATATCAGTTCCTAAAGTAAACGCACCTTGTACCATTTGAGGGGCAGGCGTTGCCGCACCACCTCTTACGCTTCCACCACCACCACCACCACCAGCACCAGGTATTGGCGTTGCAAATATTCTTTTTACATTAGCAAGTCCTGATGCTAATATTCCACCTGCTGTTAAAACCTTTAATGCAGTAGACGGTATAGCAGGATCTTTCATAACTTCACTGACCGCCTGATATGTATTTATTAAGGCTATTGCTGCAGATACTTGTTTATTTTCACCTGCTAACGCATTTAATTCACCTGCAAAGTGTAAACTAGCATTCATCACGTCTTTATTTAATTCAAAATATGAATCAGTTGTATTTTCAGCATTTTTAATAAAATGATCTGAATAAATTTTGTTAGCTTGTAAAAGTTCATTATTAATTTCTTCCTGAAATCTTGGTAATAATTCTAGGTTTTTTTCGCGTTTTTGATTCTCTAAGGTATTTAATTCACTTTGTACTCTTTTTTGTCTTCTAAAACTTTTTGTTTCTAATTCATTAAGCTTAACTATTTCATTAGCTAATTCCCTTCTGTCTTCTGCTGTACCTTTGCTCATTTCCTTATCCTCTTCCATTATTCTCACCCTTTCAGTTTGAATTCTTTTTTCTTCATCCAAATTTTTCTTTTCTAAAGCAATAGCCTCACTTAAAAGTGACATTCTTTCTCTAATTGACTTTGTTTCATCTTCACTTGCTAATCTTAACCTCTCAATTTCTTTTCTTCTTTCAGATTTAGTTTTTATAAATTCTATTTCTTCATCTCTCAACTTAGTCGTAGCATCTGCTAATTCACCCGCAATTTTTACTTCTTTTTCCATTTCCTCACCCATACCAGTAAAAAGGTTTTTAACGTCTGCAATAGTGTCAGAAAACTTTTGACTAAAGACATTTCCTAATACTTCACCAAAGCCTGTCACCCTATCTTTGACAACATTAAAAGCAGCCCCCATTTGTGACAATATTCTATTTACCTTGTCCATTCCTGACTGGACACTTGTTAAATGTGCTACTAATGTTCCAAATAAAACTACGAAAGCACCAAGCCCCGTACTTATAAGGCCTTTTGTAATTGTGCTAAACATTAATCTGAACATTGGTATAATTTTCCGAACGCTACCAATCAATCCTTTTATACTAACACCAAATATTTTAAAACTACCTATACCATCGGTAATTGTTTTTTGCAATTCTTTTTGTTCTGCTGTAAGATCTTTAACATTTTTTGCCGCTGTTTTTTGTTCTATCTGCAGCCCTTTAAGTGCGTTTTTTTCAAGCTTTAAATTAGTTTCAGTTTCTTTTATTTTCTTATTTAAATCACCCATACCCGCATAGAAAGCCCCTTTAGGTATAGCATCTTGTTGTGCTTTTAATTCTATTAATTCTCTTTCAAGTTCATTTACAGCTCTATTTTGTATCTCTACTTGTTCATTAATATCTTTATAAGCTTTTGTTGCCCCTTCTAAACTTTTAGTAAATTCTTGGGTGTCTTGTGTCGCTTGCTTAATATCTGATTTGACCTTGAATACTAGTTCTTCCTGTGCTGCCATATCTTAGAATGTTATATTTGTTGATGTTAATTCGTGTAAATAAATTATTGCGTTCCAAATATTATTTACGTTATTTCTGTCTGTTACCTGTACCGTCATTTGTCCTGAGGCATCATCTTTTACCATAGAAAAAGATCCGTTTACACCTGATTTTGCTATGTTTCTAGTAAAACCTGTAGTAAATGTCATGTCATAGGAATTATCTACTACCGTACATCCCTGAAAAAGCCTATAAGAAAAATTACCTGCTGTTCCACTTGATCCGCCTACTTCTAATCTTGTCAAAAATAATTCCCAACCTATTATGCTATTTCTTTTTACTTGTATGTAATCAACATTGTTTCCGTTTAATGTTAATTTAGTTGCGGTATTGTTTGTTGTATATCCTGATAGCTGTAAAACTTGCATTTGTCTATCTGCATAAAAAGCAGACAAACCCCTTATATTGTTTAAACCACCACCGACCGCTAAAGCTGCATTATTAATTACAGATGCATTTATACCAAAAGCGGCCGCATTATTTACGTTGCTTTCAATTTCATTTCTTGATCCTGTTATAAAGTTATTTCTACACCTTCCATAGTTTACATTATTCTCACCTAGTATTAAAGAATTATTGCTACCTGTTCTTGATATATTATTTACACCACTAATTTGGTTTGAGGTATTATTAACATTGTTATCTATATTAGTATTTTGTTGGAATATCCTGCACGTTCCTGATAAAACTTCATAGGTGTAGCCGTACGCCTCGCATTGTAATTGGTTAGGTATTATATCATTAGTACCATCAGTAAATGTTACAACGCCTAATTCACTTATAGATTTTGGTTTTACTGTAAAATTAGGTAAATTTCCAATTATTTTTTTGATTGCAGACATAGTTAAGGTATTAAGATAAATTCAACAGTTGCTAATGCGTTGGGTTTGTAATCAATTCTATTTACTCTATACGCTCTATTTTTAATCATTACTTTGTCACTTAGCTTAAATGTATTTATATCAGCAGGTGACAAATCCACTTTTATTGTCATTATTCTTGTATCAGGATTATAAAGTTCAGCATAGTAAGGCTGCCAAAAAAGATTAAATAAATTATTAACAGTTGGCTGTCCAACAGGATCTATTAACTGACATTCTCCAAAATGAAAATCTTGCGAGCCTGCAGATGTTGGTATTGTTGATAGATGGCTAAACTGTAAAAATTGCGTTTCGGCATTAACAGCAGCTACACCTGCATAAGCAGGAACATAATAAGTACAAGTAGTAAGTGTTTTAATTCCATTATTAAATAAAATTCTAGGTGAATTTTCAAAGCCTTCAAATTCTGTAGCCTCATCATTTGCTGAGAAAATAGCAGGTGTAATAAAATCAGTAAATTGTCCAAACAAAGGTTTTACTACTGTTGCGGCAAACGGCTCTGCTACTATTTCTTTTGTTCCTTCTAGTAATGTATATTGACTTTCAAATGTTTTTTTACTTCCGTATAAATGGCCGTTTACAGTTTTTTTATAAACATTAAACGTGTAGTCATCATCATCTTCTACAAATTTGAAAATAGTTTCTCTATTAAGATCGGTTAATGGAGTCATAGTCATTTCGCTATCATCTATTTTATCTGTCCAATCGTGTGCTATGCTTCTGTCTGATAGGCTTGTTCCTGCTGTTATTGGGTTGAATATACTTTCGTATGTTTCAATAATAATATTGTTTGGATTGTCAGGATCAGGCAAACTAACTAAATTAAACATAGTCATCAAACCTTTTAAGAATTCAAACTGCCCTAATTCACCTCTAAAATTTAAAAGTGATTTATTAAAATCAATATCAAAGGTTGTTATTGTGTATTGTATATAGCTGTCAGAATCTAATCTTAAATCAGCACAATCATTAGCTACATCACAAAACGTAATTAAACGGATCTTCATTGTATCACCCGCATACATTTGTATTGCAGAAACGCCTACAAAAGTAAACGTATCACCTGTTGCGGCAGGATATGCTAATATATTTCCTAAAGGTTGTGCCGCCCCGTTTATTGTATATTCAATCTCAATAGGATATGAGTTAATTGCCATACCATTTGTCAAGCTTAATGTTTTAAACGACAATTCTAATTCAAGCAAACAATTTTCCTGTGCTGTAAAGGTATGTGTTGATGTATTGTAATAATCAGAGGCCGTAAAACCTGCTGCATCTTGCGTTCCTGTAAATTCTACTAATGTATATGGTGATTCCTCATAAACTTTTGTATCATTAGCATTTATTGCTCTAATAGATCCTCTTTTAAATCCTGCACCTTCCTCACCAAAATTAAAGTCCATAAAAAGCTTTTGAAAATCTGCAGTATCAAAAAATGTACTTGTGTAACTGAACAACTGCGTGTCTTGGAATATTCTATCAACAAGATATTTGCAATTAACAAAAGGCCTAAAATTATCACTTAATTTTACTAATTCAGGAAAATCTACTGTACCGTTTGTTCCATCAGATAATAAAGTTTGATGCTCCCAATCTACAAAAGGATATTTTACTGTGTTGTTAGCCGTTCTAAAACCAGATTCATTAGCATTATCAAAAGTAATTCCTGTACCACTATCATTCCAACTGTTTTTTACTTGCGTGATATTATAGGAATGTTGTAATTCAGTAAAGTCAATATTGTTAAAAGTTTTATCCTTTAGCATATCCGCTAAGGCAATAACTTCTGAATATAAATTTACATTATAGCTCACTTCTTTTTCTTTGTCTGTGCTTATGTCTATTAATCTTAAATAGCCTTCAAATAAAATATACCCATCTTGTTTTAACACGCATTGAGTTTTAATATAAGGATTAAAAACAAGGCCATTATCACTTCTGGTTATATCAAAAATATGATCAAAGATTTGGTTGTTTCTTTTTGTAGCAGGTAGATTAAAGTCCTTAGAATAGCTTTGTGTTTTCTCTGCTACATTTTTAAAATTATCTACACTCAACGTTAGCGGTATATCTTCATCTGAGTATAGGTCACAAATTACTTGGCCGTTAGCAAGTAAGTTAGTAGCCCCGCTTGGTTGCGAAATAACTTGTTGTATAGAAATAGTATCAATTACAACATTTGTTCCTGATGTCATGTGTAAAACAAAAAAATCGTCAGATGATGCTGCTGTAAATTGAAAAGTAGTTGTATTCCCTGTACTCATATTACCAACACTACTTCCTACAAAGGTTGTTCCGTTATAGTTATAAACTGTCATTACAGGGCTACCGCTAGCCGTCACGCATTCTACATCTACATTGTATATAGCACCTGCGGTTAAATTACTTAGCTTTTGTACTATACCTCTGTCTGAAGATAAATAAACAATATGATTAGTACTACCAAAAATTATTGGCGGTGTGCCAGATCCGTTGTCATATCTACCCCATGTATTTACAGCTAAAGGTAAAGAATTGTAATGAGCAATAGCACCTTGATAAGAAGGTGAAGATGAAACTGATGTTGTTGCGGTTGAATCAAAGCCTGTAAAGTCAATACCATTCACACAATATTCAAAAAATACTGGGTTAGATAACGGGTTGTAGCTTTGTGGGTATAAAATTAATTGTACGCTCATTATACTGCTTGTGTTCTTAGGGTTTTACTTTTTTCTATTTCAAATGTATATTGCATTAATTGGTCGTTAGCTATTGTCTGCCTTATGTAACTAGACGTAATTAATCTTGCAGGCTCAATGTATGTATTTAAAATAAAGTTTGCAGGATCGGTCTGGTAGCCGTTTACAACATAAACTTCTGGGCTATTTATTAGCTCTTCAAACCAAATTGATTCTGCTTGATTAACAAAATCCGTATTTATAGTAATGGTTTCTTTTGAATTAACTCTGTAAGCTTTTCTGCCGCCTTTATAACTGTCATATCTATAAAGATTTTCATTCCAAGTTCCTTCTAATTGTGTGTATTGAGTTCCTTGTGTGCTTACTGATCGTGTTGATTTTTTTGTAAATGTATAATAATCCCAAACGCCATATTGATTTAACCAACATAACCTAACTGATTCATAATCCATTAAATCAGGACACCTTCTATATATAGTAATAATTTCTGAAAAAGCCACTGCTGTTGGCGTTGTATCATCAAAAAGTTGAACGGTGTAATAATCTAAGGTGTCATTTGTTATTATTGTTTGAAACGTACTACTCCAATTCCTTAAATTAGCAGGAAAGCAACCTAAGTGTAACAAATTATCATCTGATTGCGATGTATAAGCAGGTGGATTTGTAACTGTATCATCACCTAAGCTTGATCCTGTACTATCGTAATAAATAAATTTAGCAGATCCTAAACCGTTGGAAGGCCGTAAAAAAGACAATGTACCATAATCTTCAATTTTAGCATATTGCGTTTTAGGGGCATTAGTTAAAAATCTGGTAGTAGATGAACCTAAAGATGCCCCTACATTAAAAGGATTTGTATCAAAGTAAATATTATTAGATGTGCCACCTACTGTTGCTCTAAATAATTGATCGGTATGTTTCACGTAGCCGTTAAATAATTTCATTGGTGTTATAGCTGTTGAATCTACTTCTGTTGGGTCATCGTCAGCAGTTGCTGCACCTTCTATTGCAAAACGCACAGTAAAATTTCTTAGAACATTATTATTTTTTGAAAATTTATCTACTGTTTGTAATACGTGGTATGTTTCATCTGTCGTTGTAGTTCCTTTATATTCGCTACCATTTGCAGCTTCATTATCTGCTTTTACATAACTCTCTACTACTTTGCTAAAATCAAATATACCTACACCTGCGTTGTTTGGAGTCGTTTTAAACGTAGCTACTGGTGTTCCTGTAAATGGATTAGGAACAGTCACTTCTACGAATACCTCTGCTATGAATTTTACTTTAAAAAGAGTTGAAACAGTACTATTATCACTAACCACAAAAATTAGTGGTTGTCCTACTGGTTGTATTGCTTGGCCAGATCTTTGTTCTACTTTTATTGCCATTTTTAATTATTTTCTATTGTTAAATCTTTTGCTACAAGCTTAATTTCAGCCTGTATGTCTTTGCTAAGTTCACTTAATAACTCACCCCCATATCTGTTTAATCCTAATTCCATTGGTCTTTGAAAAAAACTTATTCCTTTCATTCCCCTTCTTTTTATGCTATGACTAATAGCAAATGCTAATCCTTTTCTAGTCGTTGCAGAAAACCTACCTTTTTTATCTCTTGCCTTTATTCCCCTTGCTTTTATCCAACTCATTAAATCACCTATTGGAACAAGCGGTGTATTTCTTTTAAAACTATATGTTGTTAGCTTTTCCTCTCCTTTATAATTTGTGTATTTGTTGTCCTTTTCTTCCCATCCCTGTACCCCTTTGTCAACAAACTTTCCGTAGTCAAGCATAAAAAAATCTATTTCAAAACCTTGTGCATCAGCTTTTATTTGAAACCTAATAGAATTATACAAAGCCTTATTTACATTTTTTTTCTTTTTTGAAAGTATTGTTCTGCTTTGCTTAACTATATATTTTCCAAAGCTTGTTAAATATCTGCTAAGGTTTTCTGTCTTCATTATACAAGTGCTGCAAACAGTTCTACTTGAACATCAGTTGATGCCGATGGTTTGACCTCTACTGTAACCAAATCTTCTAACGTAGGAAATGCTGGTGCTGCATCTTCCTCACCTATTAATGCGTTTTCTGCTTGAAATAATACATGAGAACCACCTGCCCTTACAGTTACCTGGTAGTTAGTAGCTGCTGTAACAAAAGCAACTTTCATATCTTGGTCTGCACTTAGGTTAGTTACTCTAAAATATTTACAGTTTTCTACATCTAAAGCACCGTCAGCACCATGTGGCGTTGAATTAAATACTGCTACTGTTGTTACTACGGAATGAGTACAAGTTAGTATTCTTTCAAATACATCTACTATACCAGTCGTTGTCAGTGTGTTTGTTGAACCTCTAACGCTTCCATTTAGCGTAACCGATTCTGTGATTGTTGTCGTTAAATCTGCCATAATTATTTTTTATCTATTTGTTTTAATTTTTTAATTGCCCATTCTACTCCACTTGTACCGCCCCAAGCATCCCACATTAAACCGCCGCAACCTTCTGAATATGGTACGTCTTTATGCTGTTGATGTCTTTTAAAACTAGCCATGCGTGCTATCGTATCTCTGCTAATATTTTCTTTATTCGCTAATTGTCTGGCTCTTTTTTTTCCTGTTGCTGTTCCGCAAGATCCCCAACCATTTTCCTCTACCCAACTCAAAGCACGTTTAGCGTTGTTACTTGCACTTTCTGGATAGTCGTTATACGTTTTGAATTTTATGCTTATAGCTTCTAGCTTTTCTATTAAATCATCATAGTTCATAAGTTATCTTTGGTGGTATTAGTTGTATTATTAATTTTCCTATTCTAAATTTAAACATTAGTAGCCTGCCCCTTTAGTTGAATCTGTTAATGGTATCGTACAAGTTTGAAAATCATTTTGTACAAGTACCCCTATATTAAATACCCAACCTGTCAATAAATTATCAAACCTTTCTGTGAACGGCTCTATTGTAAATTGATCCTGAGTAAAATAAAGTGGGGCATTAATATCATTAGTTC